CTTCGTGGTCCTGATACGCGAACGGCTTGACTGGCTCTTGCTTCAAAATCATCATATTTTCTGTCACCGGATCAGCAGGTTTGATATCCTCTGGCAGTTTGATGATATCCTCAGCGTCCTGAATACCTAGAACTTCAAGCATTTGGCGATGTAGTTTGCCCATATCGTACATTTGTGGTGCTTGCTGGGCCAACTGTAACGCGGCTTGGTACTGCATGATTCGCTGTGCCATTGTTGCTGCATTGGGGTCAGAAACCGGTATTACATCCACACGGCCATCGAAGTCGTCGGTGCGGTTAGCTGGCTCATCCATCTCATAAGCGTACTCTGCAGGCATGTAGTCGTGTACGATTTGTGCCAAGATACGTAGCTCTTGCTTCATCGCAGCGTGGAGACGGGCTTGGATGCCCGACATAACCTGCATAGAGCGTTCCATAAGCGCCAGAGTAGTGCCTACAGGGGCTTGACCGTTGATGTCACCCACTTGGATGTCACCTACTGCACCAATACGCCTACCTTCTTCTACAACGTTCCCTAGAAGGCTGTAGAGGACACTAGAGGGTTCTTTATAGGGTAGGGGCACGATTGAGTCTTTTATCGTTCCAGCGGGCACGTCTACGTCTCTGAACTCGCCCGGCATGATAGGGGAGCTGTCTCCAGTAATACGCATTCCACGGGTCTTAAAGCCTGCTGGGAGGTTAGAGAGTGTACCAGCGTCAATTAATTGCCGCATAATAGAAGTAGCAGATTTGGTTAAACCGCCAAGCGTGTGGATAAGACCTGTGCCGTAGAAGCCCATCCCCGGTAGATACGGGTAGTGTACTACGTGCATACGCTTTTCACGCTTCGTGTCTTCCTCATACCAATTACGGCGGATAGCCAGTACTTTACTAGAGGATTTGTCGATTGTTACCACATAAGGCAGTGCAACACCGTTTACATCGTCAAACGGTTCGGGCAAATCTAGGTCTACGTGCATTTCTAGAAGAGTGTGGCGGGGATCGTCAGAGAATGTAGGTTCAGAACCTTCTAGCTCGTTGTACTTCTCTTCAATGTCGGTAGTTTCTTTGGTAGCTTCTGGTAGTTCTATGTCGCTGTAGAACCCGTTTACCTGAAGCTTCAATATTTCTTCCGAGGTTCGCTTCATAACATGCGTAAATCGCGGGGATGTACGGAGGTTCGACGCTCCGTAGGCCACTACAAGGTCTTCTGCGGGTACAAACTGCGCCACAGGACGCTCAGTAATGGGATCGAAGTAAATTTTCTTGAACGCGGAGCCTGCCATCGGGAGTTTGAACAGCATCTGCTCCATCTCGTCACGGTAGTCGGGCATTTTCTCTGTAATGAGGTAATTTAACTCAGTTTCAACGCGCTGGGACTGCTCGAGTTTCTCGGGGGTCATCTTGCCCACGATCTTGCTGCGAACTGGGCCCGAAGCTGGTAAAAGCTCCCCCATAGCCTGCGCTTGAAACTTAATAACTGCTTCGGTCATCATAGGATGGTAGACTCCTGACGCCCCGTTCCACGGCTCAGTACGTTCTTCAACCTTCATACCTAGCAAGTCTAAACCCTTGATGTAGGCGTTAGCCCACTCGCTACGAGATGACCGGTCGGAAACAAAATTCTCTATTAAATCGCTAGCAAGGGACTCAAGATCAGCATCGTCCATGTGTTCGGCGAGGTTATCATCGTGCGCAATTTCTTCTTCTAAATCAGTATCTTCGCCAAAGTTAACTTCAACTGATCCATCGTCCATAACGATTTCTATAGCCTCTGGACTATCAACCGAAATATCTAGGTCAATATCCATTTCATCATCGTCCATAAGAAGGATGTCACTAGGTTCCATAGGTTTTTCGACTGCCATGATATGCCTCACTCCGAGCGTTTGAGCGCACTATAGCAGGTATAGTGCCAGAATTAAAATACCCTGTGTAGTGTGGGGACACAACATACAAGGGAGAATGTAAAACGCTACGTCCCCACGGACGCTACCAACGTCCTACACATGGTATACTGTAAACTTCTTCACATGTCATCCTGTCAATAATATGCCGCTTTGCGACGTAAGTACGAGTCATCTTCTGCGTAGTCTGTTGGCAGGCGAATAAACCCACCTTGGCGAAATCTAAGGAGTGCCATAACGGTACTATCAACCAAGTCATCGTTCGACATGAACGGGAACCCAGCCACTTCTTCCACCAGCTCGTCCGCCCATCGGGTGGCGGGCACCCACACAAGTCCCGATGCAATTATATCTGACACTGAGTTGAGGCGGGCCATCTTGTCGCCAGTGCCACGGTGGGGAGTGTATTCTGTGACGGGCAAGCCCATGCGCCGCATCTCTTGGTAAAGAGCTACACCAGAACTTTTCTTCTCCACGATGAACGCATCGGGCTCCCACCTGTTGTACTCGTCCATAGCTAGTTGTTTTAACTCAGGAAATTCCAGCCGCTCTTTTATAGAGTCCAGTAGGATGATATTGTGCGAGTCTGTATCCTTGTTGAGGAACACCCCCCATGCTGTAAGTGCGGTGTAATCGGCCCTGTTATGCTTCTCGGCGGCAGCATCGAGGGACATGATTATGTACTCAGCCGCCGGGAGATCGTCATGGGGCCAGATGTTCCACCACTCACGCTTTACTATTGACGCTTCCTCTGAAGTAGGCTGCTGCTGGTACTGCGAGTTCCATTGGAACGCCGGCATCGACGCCTTGGTACGCTCCAGCGCCGCTAGGTCAAAGAACTCGGGCCACAGCGGCTTCTGCACGGGCCTGCCATCTTCATCTTCGGAGTCCAGAATAGCGGGGAACTCGACAATCTCGTACTGGTCGGCCTTCACGTTCTTGACCATATCATTGGTCACCCGCCCAGTAAGGTCGTCCATGTGCCATCTAGTCTGCACGATAGCCACACGGCCTCCGGGCATCAGTCGAGTACGCGCACCGAATGTAAACCACTCATAGGCTTTCTCGAATACAGAAAAGTTTCCGTTAATAACATCCTGCTCTGAGTGTGGGTCGTCAACAAGAAGCAAGTCAGCACCACGACCCGCAAGGGCGGAACCGATACCACACGCAAAGTATTCCCCACCCGCGCTGGTGTTCCACCGCCCCGCAGACTTACTGTCCACCGCGAGCAAGACCCTCGGGAACACAGATTTGTAGACGTCTAGGGCTAGCAGGTTACGTACCTTACGGCCAAAGTCCACAGCTAGGTCTGTGGTGTGTGACACCATCATAACCTTCTTATTTGGGTTTCTCCCCAAGAACCAAGCGGGGAAGAATATAGATACTAGCTGCGATTTGCCGTGCCGTGGGGGTATGTTGACACAGACACGATCCTCGTCCCCTGCCTCAATAGCCATCAACAGGTCAGCCAGTATCCGGTGGTGCCTGCCCACGATAAACTCGGGCATCATAAGTTTGCAGAACTCAATCAGGTCGTCGTAAGCAGCTTTATTGCCCGCCCGTGAGGATAATTCCCCTACTATGGAGTCTATTTCAGCTAGCTCTTCGGGACTAAACGAGTCCAGATTGTCTAGGATATGTACCATATCTTCCGGGGAATACCCAATATCCCTAGCTAGGGGGGCTAGGTCAACCATCCAGCCCTAACTCCTTATCCACGTCGATAATATCCCCATCTATCACTATGGCTTCCTCGACCTCACCAGCGGGATTCACCAATCTGGACAGCTTTTCTCGCAGTTTCTCCTTCAGGTCATCCGATGTCTGGTGCGTTATTGTCACCTCGGACTTCTCTGCGAACAGCCCAACGTCTGAAATCTTACCTAACAGCTCCAGTGCGCGTATTCGTATGCGTGGGTCAGGGTTCTCTGTCTCTTCGATGAGCTTGTTTGTCACCAAATGGCGCACTTGCGTTGCACTTTTTACCACAGAGTGCCCGAAATCCTTTAAGATTCGGTCAGTCAGCAGCAGCGTAGCCGGTGTTAGACGTGCCACCCGCTTGGTAGTTGCGGCTTTAGATGCTTTCATAGGGTTTTCGGCGTAAGATACAGCAAGTGCAGCAGCCAAATCGCGGTCTTCACTGGTCGCTTTGACCTCTAAACCGTTGGTGTGCAGGTATTCTACTGTCTTTGCGGCAGCTGCAGTCTTCTGTGATAGGTCTTTCATGTCCGGCGGAGGGCGCATGGGCACTCCCTGTTCCGGTTCTATATGTATTGCCATTGTTTTCCCCTCGCTTGCGGCACTGTACAAAATTTTTTGAGGTATTTCAATCCAACTGTACTCTGCCGATTCTAATATGCGATGGGGTGGGGGCACGGGTATCAGGTTTTTTGTTGGGTGGGGGTGCGTTTTTGGAAAAACGTAAAATATTTGTGTGGAATAGTATTATAAGAAGCGACACGCCACCGTCACCACAGGGGGGTCGGGGGTAGGTGGGGTAACCATGCACGCGGATTGTAGTGATCCACTACCCTGCGCACGCCCATGATTGCGAGACAGGACACTCCCAAACATGTATAAGGGTTACATCAAACGGGGAAAGATACTTCCACGGGATTGATAAACACGTTCTTGAAAGGAACATACTATGACAACTCCAACTCAGACTATCGTTAACACCCCGACTTTGGATGACATGATCGGTAAAGAGATACAGCTATTCTCAAAGAATAAAGTGGGTCAAGAAAAGCAGGCTGGCACCTTGGTGAAGATGCTACAAGGTAAGGGTTTCATCCATACCGATTTAATCAGCCCTAAGTCGAAAGGCTCCACGGCCACTGAGGAACTGTTCACGTGGGTAAAAACCCAGACAGTCGCGGGCTTTCCGAAAGGCGCGGAGGCGCTGATTAACATGTCAGGTAAGGCAGCAGGTGACAAAATGATTGATGGCCGCAATCATAGCTATTGGTACCGTCAGCCTAATTCAGTTGTTGGTGCCATGAGCATCCAGCTGAAGAACCAAGAGGTGATCGACGCTGAGATTGCCTCAGGCGTATCCAAGCCCAATGCTAGGACGCGTTCACCTGAGGCCATTGTAAAAGAGGGCATAGGCAAGGTAATTGCTAAGATGCAAAAGGCCGAAACTTTTGACCTAGGTGATATGGAGTTGGACGACGCGATCCAAAACCTAACACTAGTTCTGAACGCCATACGCTAAACACCATGGCGCAGCGGAGACGCTGCGCCACCTACCAACCAACCCAAAGGAAACACCATGAAACATAAAGCCACCTTAAACATGATGACCAAATGGCCGGACAAGCGGTTTGATGACATGCGCCATGTTATCCGCGCTTATCTAACGTCCGCGCAATACTCGCATCTAATCAACGCGAGGGCAGATAGGAAGCAGCAGGGATTAACCAATACCTGTTTCGCCACCCTCACGCTAAACACTTATGAGGCGCTGGGAATAGATCACATGGTGATAACTTCTGAAGCCGCCGTAGTAGACTTTGAATCCCGTTAAGTTACCCACCCCGCAGCCTCAGGGTTGCGGGGTTTTTTTGTGTCTAGATTTTGGTAGTGGTTCACTACCCTTTCGAAGCCAGTTCTCCGAGCAGCTCTGCGACACGGGGCGTTGCCTTGGCAGGGTGAAGGTAGTGAGTCACTACCATATGTATACCAGTTCTCAGAGTAGCTCTGCGACACTCCTGAGTAGAAGTACACGTACGTAGGTTAACAAAAGCCCCGGGCTAGCAAAGGTAGTGAGTCACTACCATATATATACCAGTTCTCAGAGCAGCTCTGCGACAAGGGTAGTTTTCCAGTAAGTACTTGATAATGCACGAATGTTCCTAATGTTCTGCAATGTTCTTTTTTGGGTGGCTGTAAGTTACTGTTATATAAGTAATGTTCCTAATGTTCCTAATGTTCCTATATAAATAATATCACTTCGTATGAGGCCCCCCCTCCCTATTGCGATACGAACCCTACAGAACCCCCAGAACCCCCCGTGTGTCTGCCAGAAGCGGAACATTAGAACATTACTGCGTTATCAAGCACTTAGCACGGAACATTACGGAACATTACGGAACATTAGGAACATTACTGAGTTATCAAGCACTTAGCCCCCCACCTACCACTCATACACAACCATACACCACCATACCCGTGGAACATTACCTATACACAACCATACACAATCATACACAATCATACACAACCATAGACAACTATAGACACTCAGAAAACTTGACATTCCCTTATTCCTATGATACATTAGTTATAGTCGCTCTCCTCAGAGTGGCGAGGGGCGTCAATCCGTCCCGCTGTAATGTTCCGTAATGTTATCACTGGTAGTGACTCACTACCCAACCAAGGAGACTACACGATGCCAAACAAAACCTATTGCAGATCATGCCACCAACCATTCGACCCACGCCGAAAGCAGCTAGGGTACAACTTCTGCCTAGACTGTGGTGACACCCACGCCACGCAGCAACGCGCCGGTTGGACTATTGCTCCCATCGCGCACAAGCAAGGCGCAACGCTTGTCACCAATCTCGACGACCTCAAGGGTCTCAACAAGTATTCGATGTAAGGAGTATGAAGATGATCGAAGAGGCCATTAAAAATTACTACGGCGAACGCTGCCCTGACCACGATGCTGATTGTGTCGTGTGTCAAGCTTGGCAGGAGTTTGACACGATTGAATACATCCACAAACCGATGAGTAAAACCGAACTCGCAAAAGTTACACAACTCAAACCCCGCTACATGCAGCACACAGGAGAAGAACTATGAACATGTTCACAGCAATCAACGCCCACCCGCAAGGTAGTGAGTCACTACCCCAAACCGAAGCACCAACACTGTCATCCTCCGCGATGCTCGTCGAGCTAAACATCTCGAACTGGGCCGGCTATAAGAAGGACAAGCGCGCCTCCGATAAAGTCACCGCAGACGCCCAAGCGAAAAAGGGTGTGGCCAACGTCACTAAGAAACTACTGGCGAACTCCGACACACTGAACGCGATCCAGACACACGTCACCGCCACACGGAACATGCACACAGCCATGACCATGCCGTGGTCGAACTCCGGTCTGCGTCTGCTACCCACAGCACAGTACTTCAACTACACGCAGGCGATGTCTGGCATGGAGAACAAGTTTAACCTGCTCCTCGCCGAGTTCCTCAAATCATACAACGACGAAGTGGTGGACGTGCAACTCGAGTTGGGCGACTTGTTCCGAGTTGAAGACTACCCCACCTGCGAGAGCCTTTGGCATAAGTTTGCATTCCGCATGAACTACATGCCCCTGCCCGATGCAGGTGACTTCCGTGTTGATATTAGCAACGATGCACTGCGCGAAGTCAAAGAGCAGTACGCCAACTTCTACACCAAGCAGTTCGACACAGCGATGAATGATGTGTGGACACGTTTACACAAGGTACTGTCCAACATGTCCGAGCGGCTCGACTATGTCAGTAAGGACGACAAGAAGGTATTCAAAGACACACTCGTAGGTAACGTTACTGCCATGATCGAGCTGCTACGTGTGTGCAACGTGAATAACTCTGCGCAGATGTCAGCAATGGCAGTCCGCATAGAAGAGGCGATGTCTGGAGTAACCGCCGCAGGACTACGTGACGATGATTACTTCCGTGTCGAGACCAAAGCGGCAGTAGACGCTGCGATCAAAGCACTACCAAGTCTGGATATATAATGAATATCACTGTCACAGTCACAAACAACTATGGAACCAAAGCCGTGTACCCCGTGTGCGAGGCAGGTAAAATGTTTGCAATGATAGCAGGGACAGTAACACTCACGTCCCCGACTATCGCACTAATCAAGAAGCTTGGGTACGAAGTCCAAGTTGCACAAGAAACACTGTAAGGAGAACAACCATGACTAATCAAGCGCAACAAATGTACGCACTCACACTCGACCAGTGCGTCGATCTTATCAAAGCGGTGGGTAGTAAACGTACCGTACTAGCACAGGGTGATATAGGTAACGGCAAGTCATCCATGATAAACACCTTGGCAGAACAACTGCCGACCCACCGACCCGTATACTTCGATGCGACCACCAAAGACCTTGGTGACATTATGATCCCGTCTATGCAGTCCATCGAGAAAGATGGTTGCGTACGTATGATCCCACATGAAGAGCTAGGCCTACACTTGGAGGGGCCAATCATCCTGATGCTCGACGAGCTTTACAAGGCGAACCCCGCCGTGAAGAACGCCATGCTGCGTCTCATACTCGAACGCAAGAT